GACCCACTAGATCCAGAAGATCCAGAAGATCCAGAAGTTCCTGAACCACCAGTATTACCTGAAGACCCACTAGATCCAGAAGATCCAGAAGATCCAGAAGTTCCTGAACCACCAGTATTACCTGAAGATCCACTAGATCCAGAAGATCCTGAAGAACCAGAAGCTCCACTTGTTCTTATATGCAATTCTCCATTACCATCAACAACCACAAAGTTAGTTAAGCTTGCATCTGTGTCAAGAGTGTCTACTGTTACCTTACCTGCGACATGAAGTGTGGTTGACGGAGTAGTTGTACCCATACCAACTTTACCATCGCCTAATATAGTTATGCCATTAGTTTGAGTGGATTGGGTGTATATTTTAATAGCACTATTTTCGATGTTATTAATGAATAACTCTGCCCCATTTAAACCTATTCTAGAACCGTTCGATGTTCCCGATCCAGTTGTGCTGCTATGAAATCTTAATTTATTATCTTTACCGCTTTGTTCATATATATCTAAAACCGAAGAAGGAGCGCTTGTTCCTAATCCTAAGCTTCCATCGGTATTTAAATAAAAGTCGTTTTGATTATACCTACCAGCAACTATATGATTATCAGCAAAAACCTCAAACACCGGTAGACCCGCTGCATCATTTACAGACATTAATGAATCACTAAGGTCATCGACAACTTCGAACAATGTTCCATTTGTCCCGTCGATCTTTAACACTGAATCTCCAGAGGTAGAACCGACTACTTGTAATTTAGAAGTAGGGCTTGCTGTATTGATCCCAACGTTACCGCTGGTATTAATACGCATTCTTTCTGCAGCATTATTCGTATCGTAAAACCTTAGAGAGCTTGACCCATTAGTATTAAAATCTATTCTAGGGTTGCTACCTGTTAATTGTACATCGTCAGTAATTAAAGCTTTACCAACAACGTGGAGTTTTTGAGTAGGACTTATTGTACCTATACCAAGATTACCACCAGAAATCACTACACCACTTTCAACAGTGGCATTAGGAGCGCTGCCATTCAATGTGATCACACCGTTATCTGTTGATCCCATTAAACTCAATAAACCTGAAGATCCAGATGAACCACTTGAACCAGATGAACCTGTAGATCCTTGACCACCATCAATCCCAGAAGAGCCTGAAGATCCACTAGATCCAGAAGAACCAGATGAACCACTTGATCCAGATGAACCAGATGAACCACTTGATCCAGATGAACCACTTGATCCACTAGATCCAGATGAACCACTTGCTCCAGATGAACCTGTAGATCCTTGACCACCATCAATCCCAGAAGAGCCTGAAGATCCACTAGATCCAGAAGAACCAGATGAACCACTTGATCCAGATGAACCACTTGATCCACTAGATCCAGATGAACCACTTGCTCCAGATGAACCTGTAGATCCTTGACCACCATCAATCCCAGAAGAGCCTGAAGAACCACTAGTACCATCTGCACCTGAAGTTCCAGAAGTTCCACTAGTTCCAGAAGTTCCACTAGTTCCAGAAGAACCTGAATCACCACCTCCACCACTTGTTGAATAACTAACTAAACGAGTAGAAGAATCCCAAACTAAAAATTTATTAGTATTTTCATCTTCTATAACGTTATCAATATATAAATCCCCACCTATGTGCAACTGGCCAGATGGTTCTATTTTATTCAGTCCTAAATTCCCAGACGCATTTTGATAGATAACAGAGTTTTCAAGTAAATCGTCGCCACTAAAGTAAGGAACAAAACCACTAATACCAGAACCAGCTAAAACATAGCTACCGGAAAATATACTTTCTACATTATTTAATATTTGGCCTGAAGTAAATAACAAGGTTTCTGAAAAATCAGAAGAAGTTCCATCTTCATAAGAAGCTCTTACTTTTATCTCATAATCTTTATTGGGTTTTACATTAAATTCAATCTTAGGCTCAAATTCAGATAATATAAAATCAATTTCACCTGTAAACCCTGTTATTCTTTTAGCTAATAACGTGCCGCTTTCAAAATCTACATAAATAGGAGATTTACCTGATATACCATCGTAACCCGAAGGCCCATAGTCTTCTGAATTAGAATAAACTCCAGTATATTTTGCTCCAGTATAAGTACCTGTGTAAACATCCCCAGCATATTGACCCCCACTTGGCAAGATAGAAAAAGAATTCGTAGAAGGTTCATAATCATAAACGAAATATAACTCTGGACTATCTGATACTCCAGCAGGTATACGAATTTCTGATACGCTACTTAATTTTGACCCAGTAGGATAGAAACCGACAGGTAAAGAATTATAATTATCTACAAATAAAGTATGATCAGACCACTCAATACCTTGCTGACCATAAGTTTTAAAAATAGAATCTACTCCAGAATAATAATCAGATCTATCTGAATTATTAATTATCTTATTGCCTGTGCCATAGGCTATATATTCAATAGCTTCTACTTGAGTATTAGGGCTATTAAAGACATAACTTATATGATTGCTACCTTTTTCGCTAACATGAGCTTCAAATGATAAGTTTTCCTGCTGCTGAATAGCGTCCCATTTAACAAAAGCTTTAAGATCTAAATTCTTATCGTATTTATTCTGAGAAGCAGAAACGAAACCTGTTATATTGTCTATTGAAGAAGATATTACTTCTGTTTCATAAAAAGAAGTTTTAATCCCAGAGCTTGAAAAATAACTACCAGTATTAAAATAATCATACGGCAAAAATATAAAATTAAAAGGATTAGTGTAATCTACATAAGTGGCCCCAGATGCAGGAGGACTAAACTCAAAAAAAGTTTTTGACCTGTTATTTTGATAAACTAAATCCTGACCTGAATACCCACTAACAGGATTATAAAGATTTGCATCTCCAGAAGGTAATTCATTAGGATCTGCAACTAAATAAGTTGAAATACTTTTGGCATACGAATAATCGTTAAGAAGCGGAGCTATTTGTATTGGATTTGTATTTAATACTTCTAACCCTGTTATTTCTACTTGTGGATATGTTAATAAACTGCTATACGTATCTTTATCACCATAAATACTACAAGTAGTAAAATCTAAAAAAAACGTTCTAAAATTATTTATACTATCAAAACCTGTATAAATTTCTATAGAATCTTTTAAAGAAGAGCTAGTAAAACTTATATTAGTGTTTTTAGTATAACCAAGTATATTACTTATAAAATTTCTATTCGAATCATATAAATCTACTTTTATGCCAGAAAAGTAAGTAGACTTTACAAAAGAATCAGTTATTACCTTACTAGTAGAAGGGTCAAATATATCCAGCTTAAAAGAAACATCATCTTGGAGAAGAGAAGCTGAAATCAACTTAGAGCTAGAGCTTAACCCATGAACAGACGGGCTTACTATATAATCAACTTCACTATAAAAATTAAGATTATCTATAGTTAAACTATTTATCTCAAAAAAACTACTAGGACCCGAGGGGCCTGTTGGACCTGTAATAACTGGCATACTTTATATTACACTTCAATTATTTTATTTTCTATGTCGTATATATATATTTTCACAAAAGATTGTAAAGATATCATATCAGGTGAATCTGTGTCTTGAGGGAATTGCCCTAAAAAAATACTTTTCTTTTCAGCTTCAGAAAAAGGAACTTTAAATTTAATTGATTGATTACTAGAAATAACTTTACAAATAAAACCACCTCCAACAGATAGCACTTTATTGACTTCTGAATAGTAACTATTCCCAAGATCAGACTGCTGTTCAATAAAGCTTTTAATTAAATCAAAATGTAAATTCATAGAACCGTAAACATTTGAACCGCCATTAGATAAAATAGATTCATATTCGCAAAAAGAGTAATCAAAATCCAGTTGGTTAACATCTTGCATGTTATGCTGGGTCAAATCATAATAAGATGGGTCCATATCAGACAAATCAATTTCAACTATATTCTCTGAAGAAGAATAAGAAATAGTTTTCTTGAAAATATTTTTTTGTTTATCCATAACATTATCATCTAAGCTTGAATATTTATTCTTATCGTATTTTATAGCAAAAATAGAATATTCGTTTACGTCTTGCTCACTTATGCTTACTATTTTGTATAAGTTTATATTATCAACAGAAGGTTCGAGCTCACCTTCGACACTTGAATCAATATCGATAATAAACGGAGAAGATACAGCAATTTTATAAAACACAGAAAAAGCTTCCTCATTTAAACTTCCATCCTCATTCAAAGGCTCAGAAAAGTAAATTCTATTAGTACTATTATCTACATAGTCTATAAAAAGCTCAATAACATCATTTTTTTCTTGATCAAAAAATTGATCTGAACTAGAAATATCTTCAAAAGATTTATAATCTCTGTCATACAAAAATTTTATTTTACTCCCCGCAAACTCAACACTAATTTGTCTATCAACAACAATGTATTTTTCTGACCTATTTACATCCACAACTCTACCATGCAAAACAAAATCACTTTTAAAAGAATCTTCTATTTGAATAACATCTCCGGGCTTCAATAGTATTCCCTGCATATCAGTCGAAAAAGAAACAGTCTCATTTTCGAATCTATTTGTAGCTAAAAGCCATAAACCCATCCTTCTAGCTTGATCCCTAGAAGTCACACCAAAACCAAGTATCTCTTTTGAAACAATACCATATTCTCTGATTAAATCACTATCTTCTACAATTTCAATTTCATCTTTAAAATTACCATACCGATCTTTATACAAAACTTTTGCGACACTATAGTTTCCATCTAAACTTCCTGTAGAATAATCAAAAAGCCCATCTTTTACACTAGTATTATTAAAAATATAAGAAATAGGTTTCGCAACATCTATTGTAGCTGTAATTAAATTATTTCTATAATAAGTTAAACCTCTAAAAATTGAAGCTAAATCATTCAACAACTTTAAGCACTCTGTTTCATTATTAATAAAAACATTCGCTGTAAATCTAGGCTCTAAAGGGTCTCTATAGCGAGGCACTCTAGGTAAACATTTTCCTTGTAAGGTTAAAGAAGATTGCTCACCAGAAAAAATAGGAGCTTCGATATAATCAGTTTTTAATTGCTCATAACCAGCCTCATTCCATTTTTCAGAAATAAAGGTCAAAATAGAATCCATGGCCCCGTTTTCTGTATTTATTTTTGAATTCTCCAGCATAGCTTTTAAATAACCAGAAGATTTATTGTTATATTCGCTAGCTGCTCTAATTCTTTCTTTAAACATCTTCAACATGCTACCTGTTTGCTCTTTTTCAAAAGCTGATGTAGGCCCAAAACAAGGGATTAAATGAAATCTAAAACATGAACCTGCCCCTACATCAGTTTCACTAAACACGCCATCATCATCAAAGGTTCCTTCTGTTATACTCATGACAAATTTTTTATAATTATTCGAAACTTGACCATTAATATCAAAAATAAAAATAAGCGAATTATGAGGTTCAGCAGCACCATTGAAACCCTGATAACCATAAATCGGACGATACTTTTCTACTAAATCCTTCAAAATGTTTACAGGACCGTCTTCAGATGACTTTTGTAAATAAATATGTGTTTTATCGGCAGGATCGTAAGTAAAAGAATCTTCACTTGCGCCTCTTGGAGACGTAGAAACTACTAATTCGTCACAATATTTAGCTATTTTATATAACTCCCATTTATTTAGATCTTCTAGCAAAACCTTACCATTCCCTACTCCGTATCTCCCATTAGTGCAAATATCATAAAATATCCAAGCCGGATTATCTGTCCACCTTAAAAATTTATTAAAAACCCCGCTCCAATTTCCAGAATAAGACTTAGATTCAGGATCATAATTATCAGGAACTTTGATTTTTAATAATTTTAAATCAAAAGTTCTGTCAGGTTGATTTTTAAAATGAGACGAAGAAATTGATGACCCAACAACAACCGAATACGGGTAAGTAAAATTTCCCTTATTATCTACTGTTTCAACTATAGACGCTACACCGATAGAAGCGACTGTTTTAGCATTATCAAAAGATATTTTTTGAGTCAATGAATAAACTCTTATGTAATATTTTTTATCTAAAAAAGGATTTATATCTAAATCCAAAATAACACTAAAAACATAAGAGCTTTTAGATATGCCTTTTATAGGCACATAAAAGTAAAATGCATCACTTGTACTGTCCTCGAAAAACTCTATTACAAAATCAATCTCAGAAACTACGGTACTGCCATTAGTGCTAATATTATATAGCTGATCAACTGAAAGATTAATTGTCACCTTGTTTGCGAATTTATTTTTTAACTCATGAATAAAAGGAGTGCAAGTATCCTTGCCTGCTTCTATGTTCTTTGCGAGATTATCCCACGCTCCTGCGGTATTACCTGTGGTAACGTCTAGTTGACTGCTTGAGTCTTCCAACGGACCAGCACCGTATTCATAAAGTCTTTTGTTTTGAATTCTACCTTCAGAACGAAGAAAACTAAAAGGTCTCGAAAAATATACAGGAATATTTACAGGATCGTTGCCAGTAACATCCTTACGATAATTTTTTTCGTTTAGTAACAAGTTCTGTCTATAGTTAAATATCGTAGAAGGCTTATCGTAGAAAGCATGATTGCTTTGTGTTCCATTAAAAATATTAAAACCTTGAGTAACAAAATTAAGTTTATTCAGTTTGGAATCTACAAGGGGAACATTATTAAAATAGACCCCTTTGCCTAAAATAATATTTGGATATTGAACATCAGGTAAATATTTTAAAATGTTACCATTAGAATCAACAAGGCCAGCTATCGGCCCCTCACAAATTAAATCTACGCAAGATAAAAACTCATCGCTTTCTAATTTTGTGTCATCGGGAGAACTGTATGTAATTGCTGGAACATTCATGATTTAATAATTTATAGTAAATAAATTTAAGAATTGTTTTTATAAGTGTTATATGCTTCCTGATATCGATTGCCTAAAAAAAGCCAAATGATCTGGTAATATCCATGGGATCTGTAGGCCCTGAAGCTTCTGCAGCATTAGATTGCACATTTATATAATTAGAAATCAATGAGCTACCTAATCTTAACCTACCGTAACCAATAGGTACTACAATATTTCTGGATGAAACATTTCGAAGTTGCCCTAAAATCGTTGAATTAGTTTTAACATCTCTTGGCGATTTAGGGCTCATTTGTTTTACCACTATCATAGATATTATTGAAAAAACCATAGCTATAACAAATGGTATAATAGCAGCAGAACCTTGAACAAGAGGAACTATTTCTACCTTACTATTTTGTTTTAGAATTTTACTGTTCATTAAATAATAAGGAACAGCTTTTCCATCAACAAAAACCATAAAATGAGTCACAAATTTCTGTAGATCAGAAAAATTTTTAGATACTGCAGAAGAATTAGCCTCTACAGCTTCAAATATCTCAAAAACAGAAGAAACGCTCAAGCTCCAATCGGGACCAAGTTTTTTTCCTAAAATACCTTTTAAAGTAACATTAACCATTATTTTTCCTTAAAGTAAAATTCATCTTCATTTACACTATATAAAAGCATATCCATATAAAAAAATTTTTGATTTTCTAAATCCCATTCTGAAAAACCTTTTTCTTCAACATGATTAGGATGACTATGAAAAACAACCACATCTCCTCCCCAAATACATTCTTTCGGAGAGATTAAGAAGTGATTAACAGGATCTGGATGCATATTTTTTTTTTGAACAAACTTCCCGTCAAGCACAAAACCACAAATTTCTTTTTCAGATTCTAAAGATTTGCTTTTTAAATCGTTAAACAAAAATTTATTATGCTTTAATTTAGCTAGGTAATTCATAATCGTAATCTACTGTACCCGGAAACGCTCCAAAAGGAATTTTTTTGCCAATGTTTTCATCAGACCCAAACCTTAAAGAGCAACCAGATAAACTCTTAGAACATTTATCTTCTTTCCATATAATACTATTATCCAAAGGATTTATTCCTTTAGAGCCTTGCTGCGATATACATACAAAAAATCTATGTGGTAATTCTGAATTTTGAGTTAATGAATCTTTAGTGAAATCAAAATCTATATTAGCATCGATTTTAACAAAATCTCCTTTTTGATAAACCGTTTTACTATTATAATCCCCTTTATAAATTAAGTCTTTGAAACTATAAGAATTATAATATTTCAATTTTTCAGCATAACTTTTTAAAAACATTTTATCATTTTCATCAGCCATAGGAACACCTAAATTACCATCTTCACCGCTTCCATCAAAAAAAGCAGAACTCTTTTTCCATCCAGAGTCCACAATTTCTGAATCAGCAGTAGAAATTCCATATTTGTTACCTAAATAAGTGTTAATGCTTTCTATTTGTTTGTGAGTTAATTGTTTTTCGAATATTATAACTTCGTAGATAACGATATGACTAGAAGTCTTTACGCTTTTATTAAACCCTAAATTATCTATTTCATGACTATTACCTGAACCATAATTTGCTGTTGAAGAATTAAGAAGAGAACCGTTTTTATAAAAATTAATTTCCCCACCATCACCTTTTGGAATAGAACAAGAATAAATTACAGGAATGTTTGCAGCAGATGAAGAAGGTCTGTCGGCTGAGTGATTCGAAAATCTTACATTACTTATTTTTGCATTCCCTATATTAGAATTTTTAATCTGAAAAGAGTCTAAACGAGCACTTGTATTACGCTTAAAATCACTCCCGCTTCCGTGGACACCGATATACGTTTGCAGATCTTCTGTTTCTAAAGCTCTACCTAAATAACCCCTAGTAGGCACAAAAATGGTAGTTGGCTCAAATACATAAAAAATAGTTAAATCTTTGGTGTTGTAATTAGTAGGTAAATTAAGTTTTAAAAATGAACTATTTGGCTTTGTAGCAAATTTTCCAAGATTAGGACGGACAGGACATACACCAGAATTATTTTTTAATCTTCCTGAATTTGTAAAAATAATTGGCCCCAAACCAGTATTCCAAGTCATATTCTGAGTAGTTGTCACATTATTAGCAGGAGTATCATTTAAAGTGCCCGCTTTATTTACCCAAGAATTATCAAGTGCAGTGTTGAAAAATAAATCAGAATATCTGGCATTCCAACCCGGAAGGGGCCCAGAAAAAATATCTACGCTGTCAGCTCGACGGTATTTTGTTAAATCTGATGAAGCAGTTAAACCATTAGAATCTAACCAAACCCCTAGATAATTTTTAATTGAATCGTTAGAATAATAATCCAAAACCGCTTTTAAAGTATTTCCTGTAGCTTCAGTTACTTGAACATCAGGACCATCATAATTTAAAAGCTTACCGTAATTACATCCATGACCTCTATACTGCCACTGACAAGTATTGTTATACACTTTCCTCGAAGGACAAGCTAACCCATCTATATCTAATATGTTAGACAGCTCAAACTCTACTCTTTCTTTATTTTCTGAATTCTTTCTATTTACTACAAATTTATCATTTGAAATAAAATCTTTAAAACTAGAAGTACCTAAAGGGTTTTTGGACGCGCCATCAAAATTAACAGCGTCCAAATCCTTAGCTAACATTTTTTTTCTATTAAATTCTTTTCCTAATAAACTGCCTCTATCTTTTATTAAATTGCTTATAAAATTATTAACGTTAGAGATCTTAATAACTGGTCTGTTTTGTTTACCATCTGAACCATATTGAAGGTTTGACATTTCACAAGGTATATATAAATACGTTCTACCTTGAAGTTTTTCGACCCATGAAAATAAAAATAACCCTCAAAATCATTCAACTTTATTTCAAATAAGTCGATAACTTCACTGTTTGTTAATAAAAATAAATTTGACATTTTAACTTGAATATAAATCTAAATAATTATGGCTTAAAGGCAAATCAAAAGCGAGCTGATCGTTGCCAGCTGGACCACTACTACCACTATTTCTTGCTACTAATTTTGCGCTCGAAGATTTAACAATTAAGGGAGCATAATAACTTGATAAATATTGCATAATAGATTCAGAGCCACTATCCCTCTCATCAACGGTTTCAGCTGCCCCATAAAGATAATCAAAAAGATAAAGTCTAGTTCGCGTATCATCATCAGCATCGCTATCATTATTATTAAGCTGTATCAACATCTTTTGAGCAAAATTGGTAACCTCAATCCCTCGATGATGTTGAATCGTTTGATTAAAAACTTTTTTACCGTTTATAAAAGTTTCATTTGTAGCAGCTACAAAATCACCACCTTTCCTAAAATTTTCAAGATCTATATCAGAACTATCCAAAGTATAATGCATTTTAACGAAAAACAACTCAAAAGCTCCAAGAGCAGTGCCATCACTCAAAAGAAACTTAGAATTATTAGCTGACTCAAAATCTGGCGTTTTAGCTAAATTCAAATTTTTATAAGTTTGATAGTCAGCCACTTCCCTACCAGTCTTAACCTTAGTAGTCTTCCATTTGTCTGGGTCTTGAGTTTGCTGGTTAGATAAGTAATAATATTGCCTTTCAACTACTCTTGCATCGTCAGCCCCGTTAATCCCTTTTTGCAAAAAATCACCTTGCTTCACAAAAAAAGCAGCATTTAGACAAGATCCTGCAAAAGAGCTTTTAGTAACACCCTCTTCTCTATGAAAATTATATACTGGTTTATTAGGATCAAAAGGAGGAGTTCTCTCACCCCAAAATTTTAAAGAATTTTCTTCTGTATCGAACCCCCATCTAGTTTTACCAACAAACTTATGAATCGCCCCGCATTTAGAGAGCATTTTATCTACTGTATCACTATAGCTATCATTTTCTAAATCTTTTCTAGCTAAAGCAAAAACTAGTATTGTATAATTTGGCCTAATATCTTTTCGGTTGTTACCGCCCCCAAAGGAAGGCTCCGAGCCACCATGCGTCTTAGTAGCTTTAATAGCTTTAATTTGGTTGCTGCCACCAGTTAATTCATAAAACTTTCTACCGTAAGCTTCTTCTACGGTTAATGAAGTATCGTCACCGTCAGCGTTTTTAAAATTTAAGTCATCATTAGTAGAATACCAATTAGTTACCTTGGTACCAGCATTATCTGCTATACCGTCTGTTTTGAATCTAAACAAAAGCTTAGAATCAGGAATAGAACTGCTCGCGTCTTTTTGTGAAAATCCTAAATACAAATTAGGAAACGACGAAGGAGATTCTTTAATCAACTTACCATCTGAGCCTGCTTGCTTAACGATATTTTGTCCCGGAGCTAGTTCCGTTCTATTAACTGAATCAAGATCAGATAAATTGCTATGGTCTAATTTACTTCCTTCTTCTACATTTGTAGCTGAGTTGTTGTCAATTTTGAAAGATTGCTCTCCCCCCAAACCTGCATAAAAAACACTATCTTTATCTTTATTTATATAATAATCAAAAACCTTATTACCATAATTTAAATTGTCAAAATCAAAAATTGCACTACCATTTTCACCAGCAGATCGTTCATTAGCCCCTATACCATTATACCCAGCAACAAAAACATCACCAAAGTTTAAAACTAAATTAAACTTGTTGCTACTATTAACACTATAAGAAAAAGATCCATTTTCTGGTTTTTTTAATCTTATAGCTGCTACGTCTTTTTTAGAGGAAAAGATTCCGTTAGCATCAGAAGATATAAAATTTATAACGACACCCGTATAATGTGTAAAATCATAAGAATCACCATTGTTTTCGTACAGAACCGTTGTTAAATCCACTTCATTATTGTCAACAACATAATCAATTAACAAGAAATCTGTAACAAAACCTAAATTATCCCCCGGAGTAGGATGAAGACCGCTGTAAGTTACATCATCTATAAATGGTAAAATATTAGATTTGAAACCTGTACAAAAAGTAGCATCGCTGTTTGCATCCAAACCGTTTACAGCAAAAATTCTAGAATACAAGTCACCATCGGTTGGTAATTCATTCACTTTGTATGAAAAATCTATAGTACCATAATTATAATAACTCAAATAATCTGGCTCAGAAAATTCTAAATTTTTCGCGATAGGAATTTCATAAGGCGAATCTTTAACAGGAGTACTAAAACTAGAATCGCTACATAAGTCTAGTTTAAAACCAGTAACGAAAGATTGCCCACTTAGAAGTTTCCAATTAAAATTTAATGCATATTTATTAGTTCTGTCATAAGATTCTATGGCAAAAAATCTTCCGGGTTTATCTGGGGAAAGAGGATCTAGAATTCTTTGGCCAGTTATTTCTATGTTAATCAATGCATCAGCATCTCCTGCGGAAGATTCTGAAACAATATTTAAAGTGGCAGTTTCTATACCAGTACTCGCCACAGCAGAACTCGAAAAAGTATTAAAAGGTTTGTGAGCTATATAAATATTACCAGATTCACCAGCACCTAAAGTTAGAACCGTTTCATTTAACAAGGTATTAACATCAGTTAAATCACTAGACACAAAAAGAGTATTATAAAGATTTTGATTTGCAGCTTCTGCTTCCGGCAATAAAACATCACCAGCTTTATATAAAACTGTTTCAGACATTTCAGCAACATAAGTCACAGACTTAGCGGATCTATTAAATATAGAAACACCAGTATAACTCCCAAAACCTGTCGGAACAGGATTCATATAAACTTCATTATTATATTCAGTAGTCATAATTATATACTTACGAAATCTATTTGTGTATCAAAGTTAGTTAACTTCGAAGATTTGGCTCTAAATTGCACAAACTTAACCTGAATATCATTATTGTCGTGGAAATTATAAGTATGATCCCATTCAGGGCAATAAACATCTATCTCTTTATTATAAGGTTGAGGTAAAGAATATCTAAATATTTTAAAACCAGCTTTATCATCTAAAAATTTCAATAGCGCTCTAGTTTCTTTATTTGATCTGCTTGAAAAAGATAAATTAAATTCTAAATCGTTGTAATTTATACCATCTTTAAGGTATTGTTTTGTTGACCCTTCGTAATCAATAGTAACTAAATTTATTTGATTGGTAATATCATAATCTATATCTGATTTAAAATAGAATTCTTTTGTAAAATGAGACTGAGCTCCTAATGGCGAGTTTTCTTCAGATACTGAAGTTTTTGTTTTTTGCCCCGTATAATAATAATACCCCCTCTCAGAATAGAAATTCGACTCCAAATAAACAACATCATCATATTCAAAACCAGCTAAAGAGTCAGAATATGTTCTTATATTTTTTTCATCTAATTTAATAGACATCCCCTTGTAATCTAAATTACTATCATATAATGATTCCGCTTTTATAGATATAGTATTTATATCGTTATAAGGGGTTGAATGATTAATATCTAAAAAGTAAAGCTCTGCATCTTTTTTGTAAGGCTGAAACAAATCAATATTAACGCCAGCAAAACCTTCGGTCTCATTTTTTATGCCAGCTTCAGGAGTTGTTTCGAAAAAAGCTATCAAGCATTTAGCCTGAACATCAGTAAGTCCATCATATTTTAAATCAAAAACACTATTTAGACTATTTATGTTCCTAGATACATTAGACTGATAACCGTCACCAAAATCCGATCTAGAAAGCTTAGCTGAAAAATTAACTGAAGACCCATAACTTAACTTAAATAAATCATCTATGTCTTGAGTCCAGTAATCATTACCACTATAGTTTAAAGGAGAGTTAGAAAAACCAGCAGGAACATCTTCCTTCGCAAAATAAAAATCATTACTGTCAAAATAAGACTCATATAAATATTTTTCATATGATTTGATTTCGCTTTCATTTAAAACACCACTAAAAGAAAAAATATCATAATATTTAACACCATTAGGATTGTTCGTATCTCCCAACTTAAGAAAACCAGAAGTCCATCCAGAATAGTAATGTTCGTAAGTTCCTAATTGGTTACCGTTTTGTCTTACGGTTATAGATGGGCCTGTAGAAAGATTACCGGATGATTGAACTAAAGTTATTATATTTAAAGCGTTATATATAGGAGAAGACGCGTCAAACTCTTGCTCGTCTACCATAATTTTAGCTTGACCTTGAGCATTAGACCCTTTTATCTTTAAAAAACCAGAAGGTCCAGTAGCAATAAAATTTGATTCTGCCCAACCATCTTCCCTGTCAAACCTAAATATGTTTTGTTCAGGATTAGTATCTGTAATTACAGAAGCATCAAAACATACAAAAGTAGTTCTTTCTATGCAATCAAAACCAGAACCACTTAAAAACTGGTCTCCAAATAACTCAATATAATTATCGTCAAAATAAACAAAAGGCCTTAAAGATTTATCTTCAGAAAGCTGTAATAAATTTGCATACATGTCATCTGGAGATTCATCAGAAGTTTCTTTGTTAAGCCATCCAGTAATATAATTATCTAAATCTAAATTAAAACTATTTAAGTATTCATTGTTGAACCAAAATAACAAACCTGTTTCACCAAAACCTGTATAATTCGGATAAGCAGATTTTTGACTGTGCAACTGAAAATCGATAACATCATATTTATTATATGCATCGGAAGAATCATACTCCGAAATATTTTTTATATTTAAACCTGATAATAAATAACTCATTTTAGATCAACGTTTTTGTTTCTGTAATTGTTTGCCTAATTGAAGCTTCTGTCAGTAAATATTGACCCTCAGAAACATTATAATTTTGATTAGATAATACTCCGTCTATTGAAAAAGAAGATAAAGACGTTCCGTAAAAATCTTTTAAATATATAACACTAGAAGCATTCTTACCATTGACAGATATTAATTTTCCTAAATTGTTTGCACTTAAATCTACTTCACACTGTTTATTTAGTTTACCCACCCTAAAAGGAACAACTTCATCTACATTAAAAAATGTAGGTCTATCACAACTTGAACGATATGAAAAAGAAACAATACTACCTTGAGGACCACTAGGCCCAGTTGGCCCACTTGGCCCACTGTAATCTGAATTGAATATATTTCGTGAACTTAAATAGCTTTTATAAGAATGAGCTATATAATTGGGCACTTGCTTTTGCTTTACTTGATTTATACCTTGTTCTTCAAAATTTTCAACTTTAACATCACCATACCAATCAAACTCTGCTGAAATCAATACAGGTTGAAAAGGCTCTACATTAAAAGAAATATTTTTAGGATAAACTTCAGCTATCTCTACATTAGCAAATTTAGCTTTAATAGGGGTGTCATGAGTGCCTGTTATATTTAAATAAGAAGGTAAAGCAGCTGTTAAATAAAAATCACAACTCAAACTTCCTACAACAGCAGAAGAAGGAGCATAATTCAATAAAGACCCATCACTCAAGATAACAGGATCGACTGAAGCTTGAGCACTAAGGCTTACATTTGTAGCATAGAAATCTTCATTTTCCAATTGAAAATCTACGCCTCTATAGTTTAAAAATTTAGACATTTAATCTACGGTAAAGGAAACTGTTGACATTATTGTGCTATTGATATCCGTTGCTGAACCATTTGCTTGACAAATTCTATACTGAACTAATTGCCCCTCAGTAAAAGCTGCGCTACCAGAAAAGCTTTCGAAACTATACACAGTTCCAGCGGCGCTAACTCCTTGCAATCCAAACTGAGCAACAACACCATTTGAAGGCAGCGAAGTTGGAGCAGAAGAGGCTGCAGAAGTAAAAGAAGTGAGCTGTTCATTTCCACCACCAGAAGAAGGGTTTACAACTGAAATTTCAAATCTTGCACCATTAGTAAAGTGAGTTAAAGAAACATCTGCTGTTATAATTTTTATTTTTTTAATTTCCCCAGCAAAAGGAGCTATAGTGAAAGGATTTTCTGTACTGCTACTCACATTAGCAGTAGTAGCAGAGCTTTCACTAAAAGGGTTTATATATATATCGCTAGAAATACATCGTGAATGATAATTTTGTACAAATTTACCTTTTGAATAAGAATTGCTAGTTGTATAAGAACCCTGAATATTAAAATTTCCGTCACGGTCTAATTCAGCTTTTATAGACGAATTTGAAGAGGTGTCCGCATCTACTCTAAAAACAAAAACATCATCATAATCAACCCCAACCCCATCATCGAACAACCCTATGCCCCATTTAGATTGATTATTCGTGAAACTAGGCCCAGTGCCTACCGACCTACCAAATGTGTATACTGTATGGCGAGGGCCAGTATAAGAAATTTCATCATTGTTAAAATTATTTACTTGAAAAACTTCAGAAGTGCTCGAACTTTTACCTTCAAATTTTGAAACTCTATCATCAGTACTGCTGTAAACATGAAGCTTGTTATCTGGAGAAATAGACCCTACACCTAATTTTTTAGAAGACAAATCGTAAACTAAATTATTACTACTTAAAGTAGAATTTGGTCCTATAAGTAATTTTGTTGATTCAACGCTTATATAACTAGTGGACGAATTATTAGCTATTTTCATTCTACTACGTGAGGTAGAAGGATTTGTTATACTGAAAATAGTGTTTATGCCTTCAACTTCTAAGGAATAACTAGGAGAATCCGTGTTAACTCCCACTTTTGAATTAGAAGAATTATTAGAGACATATAAAGAACCGTTGCCTAAAATAATATCATCAGAATTGCTTCTATTTAAACATAAAATATCACCAGCTACTGAAGTTTTTATTTCTGCATCACCCGGATCAAAAACCATACCAGAAACACCACTTTGAAATTTAACATCTCCACCTGAAACGTAAAACTTATTCGTTAAATCATCACCGCCATTAAAAATTCCTACATTACCATCTTTATCTATATTCAATGCTCCAGTGTAATTAGAACCATCTTCTGAAACTTGTATGTAATAATCTTTATCTGAAGCTTTTTTTATTGATTGCCAATAAACACCAGAATCGGCAATCGTAGTTTTGACAGACCTAGAAGAAGATGAAGCTGTCATCCTAAATTCTGGATGAGTAACGGCCCCATAATCTCCTACATCTAAAACGAAATTTGGATTAGTGTCATTAATTCCCACAAAGCCATTGTCAGCTACTGTAATGCCGCTAGGAACCGTATTACCTATAAAAGATATACCGCTAGTGCCTTTTGCTGTTAAACCAGTAAAAGACTGTTCTAAAGCGTCCAAGCTTAATTGAAATGTGTCTGCACTTGTGGAAACAGCAAAAACATGACCAGTAGTCATGCTCGAACCAGCTATAGGTGTTAAATCTGTAAATTTTGCCATTTTAGTTTAAATATGTTTTATATGATAAGTTTACACTCATTACTTCATCTGAAGTAGAACTAACTTGCTCCGATACTATAATAGCATCAGAAGCCGTAAAATTAAATATAGAAGCTGAATCTCCTTTATCGTAAGATTTGAAATCTTCACCAGCTTCACCAGAACTACCAGCATCAATTAAAGTTTGCCCATCTGCCGAATCTAAAGTTATATCAGATAAAACAGCTCCATTTACGCTAATAGAAAAATCTGTTGAACCATTAGAAGTTAAATCACTAAAAGCGCGTTTTGTTTCGTAATCATCTATTTCCATACCAAAACTGGCTGTGACTTCTATAGGGACTACATTATGAACCTCAAAAGGTAATTCATCTTTAGAAGAAGAGATTCCATAAATAACTTGCTTGCTTAAAGAATAATCAATACTAAAATTATTTATTCTATTAGTGGTTGATCCTCTAGTAGTTAGTAAAATATCTTTAACTTGAGGAACAAACACAGCGCCAGCATATTTATCGCCAGAAGGGTTAAAATTAGGACCTATATCACCGTACACATCAAAAGAGCTTTGTATCTGAGGAATCTCACCAACAGAACAAGAAATACCTAAAGAACTCAAATAACCTTTTTGAAAAGCAAAAAATTTATTTTTATAAAACAAACCAGCGTCAAAACGTTCAGCAACAAACTTATTAGTTCCTGTAAAGTTTAATATTGGATCTGAATTAGTTAAATAACGAGTAACAGACATATTAGCAGAAGGAGGAGCAGACATGACTTGCTTTAAAAATCCTTTACCTAAAGAATTAAGCGGCGAATATTCCACACTATAAGAACCATCTACAGCTACTACTCCAGATAAAGCAGTACCATTAAAGTAAAAAGTGTTTTCGTAATTTGTTATTGCGTTTTTCATTTATGTTCTTAATGGGTTTTTATACAATTCTCCACCGTATCTTTTTTCATCCACTACCCTTTTTAAAACAAGAGCATTTATCTGCTGCGCCATCTCTTTAGATATAACAATATCATCTTTATTATAACTAGTAGTTTGAGCGCCGTATTCAGATTTACCAGACCTATCAACACTTACAGAAATACTAGTAGCATTATTATTAGTAGAATTATTAGTAGTACTAGAAGTAGAAAGACCCCCAGCATTCATAGCATTCATCGTCCCTAATCCATATTTTGCAACAGCTTTATTATTCATTACGTATTCACCACCCGTCAACATAGCTGGAATTGTATCGCTTAACCTTGAACCATGAGGAACAAAACCTCCTGAATTATAATTAATCAATCCTCCTTCCTGTCTTTTACCTTTACCAAAAAACCCTCTAGCCCCTGAAAACATAGTCTTCAATAACCCCGGTTTATTAGAAGCTTGAGCTGTAAACCCTGCATCATTAAAAACAGAAGATATTTTTACCCTATCCCTATTAAACATCCCACCACCAAAAGGGTCAGCCATTTGTCTTTTAAAACTATCTGATGAGAATTTTCCTGCAGCTGACATAGCTGAATCAAAACCAGTAATAGTTGAACCTAAATTAGTCATCATTTTATTTGAGCCTAATTGATTTAAAGATTGGCCATTTAATGTAAGAGTACTAGAGTTTCTCTGTATATATCTACCAAAAGAATAATCACTTTTTTGAGCGGCTGCTGCTAAAGCGGCATTGCCTCCTTCAGCCGTAGATTGAAGAGCGCTTCCTGCAGATTTAGCAGCGGCTCCAGCGTTTTGAGAGGCGCTTATTGCGCTCCCAGCACTTGCTGCGGCAAAACTGCCAACCATATTTATTATAGCTCCAGTTAATTGTGCTCTTTTTGTCCTTTTTTCAAATCTTTTTCGGATTTTTCTCTGAAGCTTTTCATTAGCTATTTCTTTTTGTCTTTGGAAATAAGGGCTATTTTCGAAAGCGTAAGCGCTGTATAAATCAGGGTTTATATCTCCAGCATTTGAACCGTTAGACATTAAATCCCCAGTGAAATCGTATTCGCCGTTTTTCAAAGCTTGGTCAGCGTACATATTATACCCGCCACTTTGAAATCTAGGAGCCATTCCGAAATTTAATTTATCTAAAGCCTTAGATCCACCCATTCCTCTAACAGCATTTCTATTTAAAACGTATTCACCGTCCTCTAATAAAGCTAAATTACGGTCACCTGTTCTACCGCCTGAAATATACATTCCATTTTGAGCCTTTATCACTCCCTGACTCATTGAACCACCAGTTTGACCAGTAGTAAAACCGCTTAATAAATTACCTACAGCTTTTTGAGCTAAAGCTCTGAAAACTTCTTGCTGAAGCATCTTGCCAAAATCAATTGCCATATCAGAAAAAGCATCCCCTATATCTTTAGTTCCATCAGCTACTTGACTTAAAGCGTTTGCCATCCCATCAGCAAATCTAGAAGGAGCAGTTTCAGCTAAATTTAGAAGTATTTCTTGAGATCGCTCCTCCATACCTCCGACACCTTTTTGAAACCTGCCACTTAATGTATTATTTATTCTGTCTAATTCATTTTGTTGCTTAATATCTTCATTAGTAGCCTTACGCTGAATACCAAGTATTTCTAATCTAGTGTTATATTGCTCCTCAAGTAAGTTAATCTGTTGCGTTAACTCTTCATTTCCTTTTGCTGTGTTTCTTAAAGAATCAAAACTTAAATCAGAATTTTTAGATAATTGTTTATTTAATTCCGTAGATCCAGACCCAGAAAATGATTGACTTGCGTTTATTCTTTGTAAAGCTTCATATCTAGTTTTAGCTTCAGGTGAAAAAATAGAATTAAGATCAGATTCTAAACTTTCAGAACCCGCATTTTCTTGCCTGAATCTACTTATAGCTTTCACATCTTCATCTTCACTGAGCTGCCTGCTAAGTAAAGTAAGTGTAGCAGAAGTTAATTCTTTTAGAGCTTTTGTATTTTCTACTTCTGCATTTAAACTCAATAATGATTGACGCATTTCTATCTGAAGCTGATTATCTTCGATAGCCCTCCTTTCTTCTAAAATATCTCTTTCTGCAGCTATTCTTCTTTCAGTTATTTCCTGCAAACCCATCCCAAATGTTTGCCTTGGATCGCTAAGTCCTCTTTGAATTGCGCTTATTCGTGACTCTCCTGTCGCTCCAGCTATATCCCCAGCAAAACCTAGTCTAGTAGAAGCTATTTCAGCGGCTCTAGTTCTAGCTAAATTTTTAGCGTCTATTTTAGCTTTTTGAACAGCCAGTTTTTCTTCAACTTGTGCTTTTTGTTTAGCTAGTTCTTGACTTATCTCTAACATTTAAATCTCTTAATCTTTCTGTCGCATCTGCACCTCCCCCAGCTATATTTACGTCTCCATCTGAAATTCTTCTAACTAAAGATGAAATTTGTGTTTGAAACCCTTTTACCTGATCTGCAGTTTCACCTTCAGTTTGAAACGTCCTTCCTAACAAATCGGGAGCGCTCTCATTAAACGCTTTTATGGCTTTTTTATTGTGCTCTTTAGTGAATCTATCAAATAAATCTCTTACGTCATAGTTTCCTTGCTGTATCTGAGGTAAAGCTAAATCTCTAAAAGCCCTACCGGTTTCTTGTGATTGAAATATCTCACTAGAAAAAGTTTTAGATAAACTTTCGGCATTGGACCTTAATAAATCATTCCTTTCTTTTTCTTGATTAAGATCAAAAGACTGTCTTTCTTGACGTAATCTTAATAACTGATCTGTAGTTTTTTGTCCTGCAGCAAATTCAGCGAATTGACCTTTTTCAAGATCTGGTAAATTCCCTAATATAAAAGAATTTAATTGCTCATTCATAGAACTCGTAAACTGAGAAATAGTAGCATCTATTCTTAATTCACTTGAAGACTTCTGAAAAGCCATTTCTGCCTCATGCCTAAAACTAACAAAACCTGCCTCAATGTTTCTAAAAATTTGATTAAAAGTCTCTACAGAAACTTCTCTAAGTTTTCTTGCTGCTTCATTGTCGGCATCTCTTGTGCTAGAAGCTTGAGCTTGAGCCCTATATAAATTTAAAAATTCTTCAAAATTTCTGACCAGAGTTCTTCCCGGTAAATTTCCGGCCTCTTCTAATTGATCAAATAACTCCGCATTTAATGATGCCACACCGATACTTAATCCACCTTTTTCAAGGA